TCTTACAGACTGAACAAGTCTATAGAGGAAACAATGAGATCTCGATTCTAGATTATCCTATGACGGGTACGCCACAAGCCTATACTTTTCAAACATGCAAAAAACGGCGTTAACCTATGATGATATTCAATTAGTCCCTGAATACTCATCCGTAAAACACAGAAAAGATATTCGACTCTGGACAAAAGTATCTCGGAACTTTACTATAGGAATTCCTTTAGTAGCTTCTCCTATGAGTACTGTTTGTGGAAAAGAAATGGCCTATGCATTTGCTCATGCAGGTGGTGTAGGCTGTATTCATAGATTTTCTTCAATTGAAGAAGAGGCTAAATCTGTTAAAGACTTGATCTATAGCCTTAAAGTAAGTTCTTGGGCCCCTTTCACTGAGAAGACTCCAATTATGGCCGCTATTGGAGCCAATGGTGATTATCTTGAGTGTGCTCAAGAATTAATTAAAGCTGGAGCTAATATCCTTCTTATGGATGTGGCTCATGGTCATCATGAAAATGTGAAGCTTGCTATAGAAGAATTACGGAAACTTTCTGGTAAATTTGACATTATTGCTGGAAATATTGCAACAAGACGTGCTGCCCAAGACTTATGTGAATGGGGAGTTGATGGTCTGCGAGTTGGTATTGGTGGTGGTTCTTTATGTACTACTCGAATTAAAACTGGCTTTGGTATTCCCAACGTAACTTCTCTTGAAGATGTCTTGTCATTTGCTCGTGATTCTTGTAGTCCTCAAATACCTGTTATGGCTGATGGCGGAATTCGTTCATCAGGTGATATTGCTAAAGCACTTGCTTTAGGAGCTTCTACAGTAATGTTAGGCTCTTTAATTGCAGGATGTGAAGAAGCGCCTGGAAATTTGTACACCAATGAAAAGGGTGTATTGTGTAAACGATATAGTGGCTCTGCCTCTATGGAAACAAAAGGTGCTAGTGGATTACCTCTTCGTAATATTGAAGGTGTATCTAAAGGCATTCCTTACAAAGGTTTTGTTCACCACATTCTTGAGGATTTAGTTGATGGTATTAAATCAGCATTGTCATATGGTGGAGCTGAGAATCTGGAACAATTTCATCCAGATTATGTGGTTATTACAAACGCAGGTATGGCAGAAGCCCAACCTCATTTACTTGGCTAACATGAAAACAAATTCAGGTAATCCAATATGTCCACATGACTTGCAAGACTGTAACCATTTTGATATAGATGGTCATCTGGATTGTAAAGCATGTCCACGATACGCAGATGGCGTACGAGCTACTGGCGCAATGCCAGGAGCAGAACTTACTTATAACTTTTTTAAAGGCCTTTGGTACAAGATTTTCAAATGAATGCAACAATTACAGAACATCAACTCATTGCAAGCTTAATTAAACACCCTAGGAATGATTTTGAAACAGGATTTAATAGTGCTTTGATTTCTTTACTTCAACAACTTAACGGAATTGCTCCCGAAGTTAATGAAACTAATAATCAAAGTCCTCAGTTAAATCGTTTAGATCAGATACTAAGGGACTCTCTTACAGAGAGTGAATTCAATTCTCTTTATGCACAGAAAAGGGAAGAAATTTATTCTCTAGTTCAAAGCGGTGCAAAACTTGCCGCAGTTAAAACTTTAAAAGGGTATACTGGTATAGGATTAAAAGAAGCAAAAGATATTTGCGATTTAGTACAAGAGGAATTAAGTCGCAATGGAGATATCTTCTAAGATAAGAAATTATCAACTTACAACAATTTTACAATGAGTGATAAGCAATTGGCTATACTCAAAAAATATTTATCAGATGAAGATATTAAGGATATTGAGGGGAAAGGGCCACAAGCTGTTTCCAACTTTGTAAACTTAATCATTCAGCTGAAGCAGCCTAACCGTTGGAATAACTGGATAGGTGAGAGATTAGAAGATGATGATAGACCCGAAGTAATTGATTATGGAACACTAATCGCTTTGGATATCTATGATATCTTCACCTTTATTCAGTTTATAGCTGAGTAAAGGATCTACGGGGGTGTTTGGTTTTGACAGCATTGAGTAGGGTAGCAGAACACACTAGGAGGAGTCCAAAATACTCAAAACAACAAACGACAACAGAAATGTTATCAACTTCGTACCACGTGCATCTGTACGTGCATACAACCAAATGGCTGCGTAACAAAACGAACGGAGTCGGTCTTAGACTTTGTTAAAGAAATTAAGACAGTAGTTCTCGGACTTAAACCGAGTGGTGGAAGATGGCGGAGAAATTCGTTCCCATGTTTTGTTAGTTTTCTCAAAACTAAACAGAGAAAGTACTGCAAAGACTAAGTGTGTATATTTTGTTATTTTTCCTTTGTATGGACGGCGGTTTAAGATTTGGACCCCTTATGCAGTAATGTATATTGAAAATTGGATGAATTCAGGGAACACTAAACGAAGCAATTCGCATGTCAATCCTGAGCTAAGCAGAGAATACATTCTCTGAAAGTGCAACGACTACCTGAGAGATATAGTTCTCTTAATAACAGGAATAAGCGTCCGACATCCCTAAGGGATGATGATATAGTCTAATCTTCTAGGAAACTAGAAGTGAAAGTTGAGATTTGATTTAGAAACTCTTTAGTTTCTATATCTGACATCTCTTGTTTCATTAAGTTAATTGGAGTAGATACAAATTGTATGTTATCAATAATATAACCTTTGCTAGAGTCAATTCTATCTAAGGAAGCTCTTTGAGTTATATGAATAATATTTAAATTGTTATCTTCCGGCAAAATTAAAGTAATTCCAGAATATGGACAAATGCCATTTTGTTTCTCCCAAACTTCTTTTAAAACATCTAAAGTAATATTAATTTCTTTGTCCCTCCTTTTAACACATCTTAAAGTATATCTAAAAGAACTGAATTCATCTCTTCTATTTGGACGTATTTTATCTAAGTGTTCTTTTTGAGAATCTGACAATGTTTTTGATGCTCTATGTGAATTATTATAAGAAGTTGCACAACTTCGTGAACAAAAACACTTTCTATCTAACTCTTTATTTCTTTTCAATTCAGACGCAGGTTTTTCTGCTTCTTTTCCACAGCAATCACAAATAAATGTTGCTGATTTTCTTCCATCATTTTGTTTCATAGTAATATTTATTAATTAATAATTACAAAGATACAATAATATTTTGGAATAAATTGGATATGAAAAGTTAAAAGAAGTTAAAATGCGAATCCGCCCACCTCCACAATTAACTAATTCTATTATTTATGGCAGCAAGATCCTACAAAATTCCGGAACCACCGGCAGGTTATGAAGTTGATGAAGAGAACTCTACATTCTTTGAAATTAAGTATAAATTAAGCAATACAATGCCTAAAAATTACGCTTCATTATTTGACCTTACTGGCTATTATCTTAATTCTGACAGTGAAGTTAAAGGCCCAGTTACTTATACAGTTAGCTCAGCTCGTAGAAATATCTTTCCTGAACGAGAGGATTGTGATGCTGTATTAGCTTTAGCTCAATTAATGCAATTACGAGATGTTTATAATCAAGGTTGGGTTCCTGATTGGAATGACAATATTGAGAAGTTTGCAATTTGTAATGAATGTAATGAGATTAAGCCTATTACTACTGTTTGTCATAACAAGATTTTGACTTTTCAAACTCCTGAAATTAGAGCCGTATTTATGGACAATTTCATGGGTTATTTATGTATTGCTAAACGATTACTTTAAAAAATTAAACATGAAGAATTATCAAATTGAAGGCAAGGATGGGAAACTTTATTGGATCCATCGTGCTACCTCAGTTTCAGTCTTTCTGTTTGCAATAATTGAGGACAAAATGCATGTCTTAGTTGCAAAGAGAGGTTCTGGGGCTTCCGATCATCAAGGTCTGTGGAATTGTCCTTGTGGCTACTTAGATTTCGATGAAACTCTCGATCAGTGTGCAGCAAGAGAACTACGTGAAGAAACAACATTTGTTTTGGAACCTGAAGATCTTATGCCATTTGATGTTACTGATGATCCTGCCAATTTCAAACAAAATATTAGTCACAAGTTTTGTGCATTTTTGGATGAAGGTGTAGATCTAACTGTAGCCCCAGGTACTGAAGGAGAGCCTAATGAGGTTGAAGAAGTAAAGTGGATTCCAATTGAAGATGTCAACCAATATGAGTGGGCATTTAACCACGATGAATTTATTGGAAGATTATACGCAATTATGCAAAGATTATTTTAATGCATTGGAAATCATTCTGGCATCGGCCTATACAGTATTCGCAGGTGTATATCCGTAAGTCCTCGGAGAAACAATTAAGGACAGAAGTAAGCTCTTATGAAAAGAAGGCGCTTGTATTGTGTCGTCGATATATTCGTGATGAAAACACAAGACTTTCAATTTGTCCTAAGACGTGGAAACGTTTTGGAGTAAGTGAGAGTCCCAAGTTTAGATTCATTATTAAAATGGACGAACGCGGGTTTTCTATTGACTTATTTGGTAAAGAGGTAAGAAATATACCAATTTCTGAACATAGTTATATGAAACTTTTAAAAGTTTTTGATGCTCACGCATCTCAGCAGAGAGAAGAATTGGAGGCCATGATACGTGGTTCCGCTATTGATTCATTTGATTCTATGTACAATGAATACTTTAAAGAATATGAGAGTTTTGATATTTGATTTGGATTGCACAATCCTATATCACACCAATCGAAGTCCCTTTGACTGGAGTGACTTATCTGGAGACAAACCGATTCCGGCTGTCAAAGATTTATTGGCCACACTTGAATGTGATTATGAACTCATAATCATTACAGGAAGGCCAGAGTCAGTTCGTCCTCAAACCATTGAATGGTTAGAGACCAATGGCATTTTTTATGATCAATTGATTATGAAGGATGAAAACCCTTATGAAAAAGGCTCGGCTTTCAAAGAGCGTGCCTTAAAGAGTATTCCAGATTGGGAAACTCGAGTACTCATTGCATTTGATGATGATTTAGCTTGTGCAGAAATGTACAGGAATAACGGAATTATATCAATGCTTCCGATTAATTACAAATATCGGGATTTAGTAGAAATTAAAGACACGCAAACAACTTGGTTTAAATAGTAAGTTATGGAACACAGCATTGGAGAAACATTTGATTATTTAAACACTCTTTTAACTGTTGAGGCCCAGAATGGTTGTAATGGATGTTATTTTTTTATTGATCACACCTCTCTTAGATATTGCGTAAGTATGAGACACTTAATTGGAAATTGCTCGTATTTTGATCGAGCAGATCAAACTGGAGTAGTTTTTAAATCTAAATGGCTTTCCAGACCTATAGGAGAAGTATTTCAATTTGAAAATAAATTCTTAAAGGTTGTTCCAGATAGTACTCTTAGGTGTTTAAATTGCTACCTCCATCCGCTCCGAGACCCTCGAAGTGGTTGTAACAAGTACCGCGACGAAGTTGGAGCTTGTAGTCCAACATTCAGACCTGATAAGACATCTGTTTCTTTCGTAAACATTGCTAATCATGCGTGACTTTACTCGACCTCCTGGGGAAATGTTTAAATACGACTCCGTATTTCTTGTGGTTAAACATAAGAGGAGTTGTGTAGGATGTTGGTTTAATAACGGGAGTTTATGTTTACGCAATAAATTTATCACTGGAGGTTGCGGAAGTGACACTAGGGATGATGGAATAGCCGTTATTTTTATTATTGTACCCGATTCTCAAATACTTTTATAACATGGAAAGATTAGTTGGAGAAGTATATACACGTTATGATGAGGTTATATTAGTAGTTAAATCCGCATCTGCTGGGTGTGGAGGATGCTGTTTCGATGAAGCTGATTTTTGTCATAAGAACAGCGTGGTGGATGGATTCTGTTCTGCAGAACATCGACCAACCAATAATGATGAGGTAATATTTCTCAAAGTTGAAGATTCCACAATACAAATTTAATCATGGACACAGGATTATTGCTTACTATCAATCTAAAAGGACGTATTGGAGGTCCTTTGAAACACACAGACAAACAACTTGTCACCGTTGATGTTGCTCCATTGGGTAAACGCCATCCAGAATGGATAACCAGAAAAATTAAGCATACTGACCGAGTAGTTACTTCTTGCTCACGTAAGCTTCATATTTCTGAAGAAGTTGTCAATAGCTGGATACATTCCGATTGCCCGCATTGGGAAAGAGTTGGAGCATGGAAAAACATGAATGAAGAGCAAAGAATGCTCTCCTTTATCAAAAACTTTGATGAAGGTCATGGTGTGACTTTTGAATTGGTTTAATCACTTTTATTCTAATCATATGAAATTCATCATCCGCTTTTTCAGGTCATTGCGATTCGAACCTAACTATTCAAAGAAGTTGGGCGGAATCAAAAAAGCCTTTACAGAAGCCCTTACTGCAGCCGATACGTTGGATGCAAAAATGGCCGATACTATTAAAGGCAAAACCGAAGCCATGTCTAGGCTTCAAACTCAAATTGACATAGTAGCTACTGTGAAGGGACAGAACGAAAAGTTCCGCCTTAACTTAAGTAAGCTTCTAGGTGAGTCTGAGTAAGTTCACATACTTTAAAACTGGATTAAATATTAAATATTTTGAAAAATAGATATTTAGTATTTTTTCCAGTTTTATTGTTGTACTTTTGTAACCCTTTTGATTAGAAAATTTATAACATATCTATGAATCCATTTATAGAAAATACAGGAGTTATTCCATGTGGTTGTAGTGACATTGCTCACCATATCCTATATGTGAAGGATCCAGATGACCCCACTATCTATGTTTATATGCAACTTACAGATCAACCTTGGTATCGAAGACTCTGGAGGGGTATTAAATATATCTTTGGTTATAAATGTCGTTTTGGCATGTATGACGAAATAATTGTAAATGAAGATAATATCCACTATTTTCTAGAGTGGAATGAACATATTGTTCTTAAAACAACTGAACAAAAACCAGATGCTCCTATAGAGGAGTAATCTGAACAAAAAGTTTTAGCTAATTACTAGATTAGTTAATTGAAGATGGTGGGTTCATCTAGAGGCCTAGGATTTAAGATTTTCAATCTTACCACACGGATTCGAATTCCGTACCCACTACTAGTAGTTTAATCTATATTTTTCTTAATTTGAACTGTTTTATAATTTTATTTTTCGTACTTTTGTATATCAAAAAAAATATATTATGAGTAAGTACAAAAAAGAAGAATTAGAAAAGTTAATTTTTGAAGATAAATTACCATACGACACCATTGGAGAATTATATGGTGTTACTGGAGCCTCAATTCGTAAGGCAGCAAATAGATTAGGCATAGAATTACCTAAACGAAGAGAAATTAATCCAACTGAAACCTTTAATAAGGGTGTACGTAAAGTTGGAGAAATATGTTGTGAAAATTGTGGACAACCACTAAAGTCACATCAATTAAGATTTTGTAGTAGGCAGTGTAAAGCAGATTTTGAATATACATCGTTTATTCTACGTTGGCAAAATGGACAGGAAGAAGGTCTTTCTGGAAAAGATGGAATATCTGGTTATATTGAAAAATATGTAAGAATAAAACATAATAATAAATGTCAAAAATGTGGCTGGAATGCTGTAAATGAAAGTTCAGGTAAAGTTCCATTACATATTCATCATGTTGATGGAGATTCACATAATAATCAAGAAGACAATTTAGAACTATTATGTCCTAATTGTCATAGTTTAACCGATAATTATGGTAGTTTAAACAAAGAAAGTACAAGAACTTCTTTAAAAGAATTAAGAGAGGTGATTAAATCTCGTAACTTAGAAGAAGTAATTAAATAAATCGTGGGGTAGTAGTAGTTGGTAACTCGCTGTGCTCATAACTCAGAGATCGCCGGTTCGAGTCCGGCCCCCGCAACTAATAAAACGAATAGTAGGAAAGTTGATTAATCCGCTACATTTGGGATGTAGAAATCGAAGGTTTGAGTCCTTCCTATTCGACAATTGTTTTTTAATTAGATCCATTTTTTAAACCAGATTATGAAAAAACTTATTCAGAACAACACAACCTTCACTCTTGGAGAATTTACAGACATGCATGAAACACTTCCCGTTGGGAATTATGTTTTAAAGTTTGATGAACAAAAAGGAATCTTTTATCTTCAAGAACAAGAGCCTTTTGTGCTGCCTCCAAAGCTTTACGGAGACTTCTCTTTTATCGAAAGATGGAAGAAGTCTTATGTTGCTAATACGGGTAAAAACCTTGGTATTTTATTATCCGGTGTAAAAGGAACAGGTAAAACTATCTCTGCGCAGAAATTCTGCATAGAAATGGAAAAACCTGTAATCTTTATTACTGAGAATTACTCAGGTCCAGGATTTGAATCCTTTATCACAAGTTCTCTGTTCAATGATTGTATCATCTTTATTGATGAATATGAAAAGTTGTATCAAGAGGATCGCGATGAAGCTGAAAAGCTTTTGACTTTGATGGATGGTGTGTACAATACTCGCTTCATTTTCCTTTTGACAGTTAATGACCCTGATGCTATTTCTGACAAATTGAAGAATCGTTTGAATCGTGTGAAATACCACAAAGTCTTTGAAACATTGGAAAAATCTATTATTGACGGTATCGTTAATGATATGTTGGAAGATGAGCAGTTCAAAGATTCTATCTATGAATTCATTCTTCGCTTTGGATTCATTACTCCGGATATCTTGGTCACTTTGATTAAGGAAGTCAATTTCTTTAAAGAATCTGCTTTGGTCTGTGCTTCATACCTCAATTTGAGCTATGAAAGGGCTTATTACCAAATTAAGGTTGTTTACAAAGGCGAGCAACATTCTTGTGAATCTATGGAGTTAAATCCAATGGTTGATACATTCAGAATTAGCTTCTATGACGAAGTTCCGAAAGAGTTGACCAATACCTTGCCATATAAAATCAGGTTTAAAATGAGGGATTATCCATTTACTCGCACTGAATCTGGTTATACTTTTGAGTACAATTCAGATATTCAAATCCAGCTTTCTACACATCAAAGACGTGCATTAGTATTCTAAGTTATGGAAATCGCTGAAGAAGAAGTAAAGAAGTCTCTTGGTAATATAGCTAATATCAAGCTTGGCTTAACTGAGCCGATGAATATGAATTTTTCCTTGGAAACACTTCGTAATCTTACGCCCATGTGTGGAAAAAATGGTTCAGGAAAAACAATGGTCAATAAACTTATCTTCTTCTCATCTATGGTAACGCTGCTAATAATCATAGAGATAATTATCGAGCAATCTGTTCTAATTGTGATTCACAGTTAGATACATATAAATCTAAAAATAAAAATGGTGCACGAAGTTATTATAGATATAATAAAGAAAATGGTGGAATAATTGGAAATGCGCAGGAATAGCACGTAATTGGAAGCGTATCACTCTTCTAAAGTGATGACTTTATGTCCTTGGGGGTTCGATCCCCTCTTCCTGTACACTATAAATGGGCATATGGCCAAGTGGTAAGGCGTTTCTCTGCAAAAGAAATATGCGTCAGTCCGATTCTGACTATGCCCTCATATGCCGAAATAGCTCAGGTGGTTAGAGCGTTGGATTCATAACCCAGAGGTCACAAGTTCAAATCTTGTTTTCGGTACTAAATTTTTAACTATGAAATTTTCATTTGATTTTGATAGCACACTCTCAAGGAGATCTGTGCAACATATTGCTAAGTTACTTATTAAAGCTGGACACGAAGTTCACATTGTAACTAGTAGATATGAAGATACTGCTAAGTATGTTATGGCTGATTGTATTGGACAATGTCATGTTGACTTATTCAGAGTATCTGATCGTTTAGGTATTAAACGAGAAAATATTCATTTTATGAATATGAAAGATAAATATCATTTCTTTTTAGAGAATCCTGATTTTGTATTTCATTTAGATGATGATGTCAAAGAAATATTACTTATACAAGCTCAAACGGTTGTAATGGGAATATTATGTGATTATTCAGCTGAATGGAAAGATACAGTTGAGGAAGTATTTAAAAGACTTGAATTAGACCTGGCCCTTTAGTTCAATCGAATAGAACAGTAGACTACGGATCTGTAGATACGGGTTTGACTCCTGTAGGGGTCACAAAGAAAAAAGAATTTAGATTGAAGCAAACAGAACTTCAAGCCAATAACCCCTGATTCTTATTGGGATCAAGTTATAGCGAAGATGAAACCATATTTGCAGTATGGTTGGGTTTGTGTAAATATATGTTATATCCATACGGCTCTCAATTAGAGCATTGAACTCACTTGAAATTAATTCATATGAGGGATAGTATAATGTATTCACTGCAAGACTAAATTCTTCACGGGGTATTAGCTCAGTCGGCTAGAGCAATTGCTTTGCAAGCAATAGGTCAAGGGTTCAAGTCCCTTATGCTCCACAATACACGAATCAAAGAGATCATCACTGGCAATAAGTTTCCATGGTAGGTGCAACTTTTACAAACTAAATGCATTTAGTCCGATTCGTGTATTTCCAAGCATCTCCAAGATTTTCTGAGAATAATTGCAAATCGTATGTTGCATTGGGTTCAAATCCCTTCTTGGGGACATTACAGCACGTTGCTGTATTAAAAATCGTAAAATTATGAAGAAAACGTAGATTTTCTTTGCTCGAGGTTCTCCTTGTTGTTTTAAATTAGAAAACTTAGTAATAACAATTTAAATTAAAACACAATGAAAACTTTAAAAGGAGAAATAAAACAAATGTCAAAAGAACAAACGTTCTTAAAAGATCAAAGGAAGTCAGTGTATAATAAAAGTGAACGAGTAATGGAACCTTGGAAAGCTTCTTACAAACATAACTCAAATCGTGAAGATTTGCGTTTGATGTATGCAGCTTACGGTATCATGAGAGGAAGAACTTTTAGTCAAATTGAAAATACGCATCCAGAGGAGTCACATCCTTTGAGAGCATTTCAGAGAGATATTGACAAGTTAATTGAACAGTATGAACAAGAGGTTGTACATATTAGTGAGTAATTCTTTAGAGCCAATCTATGCCTGTGTACAGGGCGGACACGCAGTAGCACAGTGGTTGTTGGACAATAAGGATACTCAAACATGGGATAACAATTACTTGATATATTTGTCCGCAGATATCGAGAAATGGTTATTTAAACTAAACTGTAAACAATTACGCTATTCTGTATTTAGGGAACCCGATCTCGGGAATGTGCCTACAGCAATAGCCATTGAATCAGACGGAACATTGTTTCGTAATTTGAGATTAATGGGTGAATAACCCAAAAAGTAGTAACTCTGAATTGACAGGGTAAATAATAACGAGGTCGTGGGATATGTTACGTACAGTATGGCATATTAGGAAAAGGTAGATGAAACAAGAGCTGTAAGACACGTGGAATCTGGTAATTATTGTTTGGGGAAACCCTATTATTTTTTTTAAATGGTCTTTTAGCTCAGTGGCCCAGAGCGACGGCTTCTAGTCCCGTGCGTCGTGGGTTCGAATCCCATAGAGACCACAAGGTTTTCGTCCCTCCTCCTTTCCACAAGTGAGGGACACTATGCACTTTTAGCTCAGCTGGTTCAGAGCATATCCCTTACAAGGATGGGGTCGGGGGTTCGAATCCCTCAAGGTGTACAAATTTTATACTAAAGTTATGAAAAAGAAAGATTCTTTAGTCAAGTTTATATTTATGCATATTGCAATATATTTACTTGTAATTGGCTTGGTGTTATTCGCAGTTATTTATTTATTAAGTTTAAAGACATGAAGATTAACATGCTTTTATATTTAATTCCTATCTTTGGAATTGGATATTTAATTTACATGGCCAATAAATATGGGTGGACAACAAAGATACAGAATTCCTGGTGGATGATGTGGCCGTCTACTCTTTGGCATAGCGCAACGACTTGGTATCTAATGGTATCTATAGTCCTACAACAATTTAATCCACTATTGTGGATTCACTAACATAGTTAGTAACAATGCTCCTCTAGCTCAGTTGGTTTAGAGCAACAGACCTTTAATCTGTGGGTCCTGGGTTCAACTCCCAGGGGGAACACAAACTTAATTTAAAAACGATGGCAACATTAAAAGAACTTGTAAAAGATGGAAAGGCAACATTCAGTCATGCAATTGCTGGAGTATTGTATTACAGATTGGAAAGTCCAGTAGGTAATTATCAATTTCCAATTGACATGAATGATCGTGCGGATGTAGGTACGACTACATTTGTTGCTGAGTACAAGGCTATTACGCTTATGCGATATATTCGCAAAGCAATGGATAGTGAAAATTTAATTAAAATTTTGTAATATGACAGAATTAGAAAAATTTCAGTTAGTCAACACATGTAATACATGTAAAGAACTCGAAGATGCTATTATCTTGATTGGACAAGAGAATGATGGTATGCTTCAAGGACGTACTCATTCCTTTAATGCAGAGAGTATGGCAAAATGTGTGGAACCTATTGTTAATAATGCAATGTGGCCTAATTACTTAACTAGGTCTTATGGTATTAGACAACAAGCTTTGTATCTTAAGTATTACTTAAACTTGTAACAAAACGCGTACTTAGTCAAGTGGCCGACGACGGTGGTCTCCAAAACCATTAGGGCAACCTCACGTGGGTTCGAATCCTACAGTGCGTGCTTAAAGAATGAAAAGATGAATAGAGAAACTCACGGTTTTACCGATGAAATGTTAGAGCTATACAGAAAAGTATTTCCAGAGCAGAATGCTTCTGCAGAACAACTAGAATATTTTGCTTGGCCAGAACTATTTTGCAGTACATCAGGTCCTTATGGAGGAATCGGTGGTGCAGTAATGACAACATTTACTGTTGAAGCTTTTTATAATGGTGTATATGGAACTACACTATATGTATGTTTAAGTACTTATCAAAAAGGTACAACGAAATTTGAACCCTTTAAAGTCCTTTCTTCTGTATGGACACGCTTTACTTAACTATGAGAGAAATAATCCTACAACGAATTGAAGAGATGAAAGAACATGAAAGAGATTTTGCACCAAGTTCAATGAGGTGGCAAATGACTCTTATCAATGGAGTTCATATCTCTGTATGTGATTTTAGTAAGTTAACTGATGTAGAATTAGTAACTGCTTTTGAAAGAATTTGTCAACGTTATTATAGACAGTATTAAGATGAAATCAAAACACATTGAAGCAGGGCCTTGCCCTACTTGCGGTAAAAAATTGGATGGCTTGACCAATCCAGTAGATGATGACTTGGACCAACAACCAGGTGATGTTTCCATTTGTTTCCATTGTGGTACAATTTTAGTCTTTAATGAAAACTTAGAGCTTGTGCCTTGTTCAGATGAAAATTTAGAAGAGTTAGATGAAGATTCAAGAGTACTAATCTTTGCGATTAGGGAAGCAATTTTAGCCCAGAGAAATAATAGAACAGGTAATTAAAGAATCAGCAATTAATTTAATTGCAGAAGAAAGAAAACGTCAAATTGAGGTGGAAGGATGGACAGCTGAGCATGATGATGAATACATTCATGGAGAGTTGGTTACAGCAGCAGTTTGTTATGTTTTAGAAGATCATACTTTTGCTCAAGCCTTATGGCCTTGGGATCTTACATGGTGGAAACCCTCTCCAGATGACCGTATTAAAGAACTCAAAAAAGCAGCTGCTTTGATAGCTGCAGAAATTGATCGTTTAATTAGATTAGAAGATAAAAAATAATGAAAAAGACATTGCTCTGGCTAGATGATGCAAGGAATCCTCTTGAAGATGATTGGCTTGTATTTAGTCCTATTGGTAAAGATGTCCATGTAGAGTGGGTAATGACCCAAATGGAGTTCCAAGATTGGATTATGATTAACGGATTACCAGATGCTATATGTTTTGATCATGATTTAGGTACTGGAAATGGAGATGGTTATGAATGTGCAAAATTTTTATGTGAATACTGTTTTGTACACAAATTACCATTACCTTTGTATTCTTCACAATCAGCGAATGCTGTAGGACGTGAAAATATTGTTTCTTATCTTGAAAACTATAAGAAACATTGTGAACTACCTAAGCCGTCTGATGGTTAACTGACGGATGCCTGAGAGCACTGCTCTCGTACATTTTGATGCTTTTGAACTCTTAAAATAAAAGCACATGGCACGTTTACTTGTGTAACAACCGTAACCTTTAGAAAGTTACGGTTTACTTGGACTCTAAGCTAATCTGGTGAAAGCGTGTGCCTGAAGAGCACGAGAGTTCGGATCGAAACCGGAAGAGTCCACATGCCAAGTTTAATAGACAAATTTAACGATGATGAATTTAGATTATTAGTAGCAGAAAGTATTTCTATTACTGATATTGCTAAATCACTTGGGTACAAGTCTAAGGGAGGTGCTGTAACAGGTGTTATTAAAAAGAGAATAGATAAATTAAGCGTAAATACATCCCATTTCTCAAAATACTCTATAAAAAATACAGAGAATAGAAATAAACCTTTAGATGAAATATTAGTTGAAAATTCAACATATACTAACAATACATCACTAAAGAAAAGATTGTTATCAGAAGGACTAAAAACATATGCATGTGAAGTTTGCAATATATCTACTTGGTTAAGTAAACCATTATCTTTACAATTAGACCCTATGAATGGAATAAATACTGATAATAGGTTAGAAAATTTACGATTAATATGTCCTAATTGTCATTCACAAACAGAAACTTTTTCTGGTAGGAATGCATCACATAATTAATATAAAGTAGGTGGGTTCGATCCCGCATTTCCCACAAACACCTTTAATTGAATGAAA